CGTTCTTGAATATATATGGTACTCCCGTATTATTTGCCACGGATAATTTTATATATGATGGGTCATCATTAACCTTTGATGTTATAAGTAAAATTGATTCATTAATTTATTTCAACATTAACGGATTAATTGAGTTAAATACTTCATACGTTATTAGTGGCGATGGTCTTCATGTAACATTATTAGAAACTCCCGGATTTTCTCCGTGTAACATTAGTATTTGTTATGCATATTAATTTATTCATCATAAATGTCTTTTTTCTTTGCTTTACAATTATCATCTATTAATTTTTCTAAAAATTTATAGATCTTCAATCCATTTTTTTCACAATGTTTTTTTAGTATATCATGGTGATATGTACTGATTTTAACGTTTTTTGATGTATTTTCCATAGTGAAGTATATTAAAGGATAATTAAAGATAAATATCTATCCTAAATATAAATAATACGGAAATCTTTCATAAAAACAAAGATATTTATGAATAAGTAATAAATAAATTAACCAAATAACAATCAATGGCAAATTCAAACAAAGTATTCGTTTCTCCCGGTGTATACACTTCAGAGAAAGATTTAACATTTGTAGCTCAAAGCGTTGGAGTAACAACACTAGGTTTAGTTGGAGAAACCCTTAAAGGCCCAGCTTTTGAACCTATTTTAATTACAAATTTCGACGAATTTAAAACATATTTTGGATCAACTTCACCTGAAAAAGACGGAAGTACTATAAAAAATCCAAAATACGAACTACCTTATGTTGCAAAATCCTATTTACAGGAATCAAATCAATTATTCGTAACAAGAATTCTTGGATTAACGGGTTATAAACCAAATCTTACATTTGGTATCACAACATTGGGTGGAATTATTGTTGATACTGACATTGTTCCATCAGATACACCCGGTTCTCTTATACCGACAATAACAGGTATTACAGGTAGTACATTTTATTCTGATTTATCAGGTAAAACATCAACTGACGGGACTTTATCAACATTCCTTACAAGTAGAACATATACTGACGGTAATTGGTTTACAATTGGATTAGTACCATCTGGTGACACAATTGGATTATCAGGTGTAACTATTACGGGACCAATTGGTAGTGAAACAGGATATACATGGTACAATGATTATGTTAATAGTAACACAAGTCCAACAAGTGTTTATTCATACCTTTTTGTGTACGCAAGTGGAACAACTTCATTTGATGTGACCCAATATGAATATACTGGAGCAACAGTAAATCCTGACTATGATAATTTAACGGTTGCCACATTAAGGTCAAGAGGTCATTATAGTGGAAATACTTTGTCATTATCGGTTTCAACAACAACAGGTCTTACTATTACAACAACCGGAACAACTGTTGGTTCAGACCCATTAGGCGAATTTGAAATTACAATTGTTTCTGACGTAGCAACAAAAAAATATACCTGTTCGTTGGATACAACAAATACAAAATATATTTCTAAAGTATTAGGAACTGATGTATACGATAAAAAAGAGGCAGACTATCCATTATATGTTGATGAGGTTTATCCTAAATTAGTTAAATCTTTAAGTGATAGGGGATTAATAAGAGGTTTAAGTACCACAAAAATATCATATAATACTGGTAACGAATTTTTAACTAAATGGGATACTACAATTTCCCCGATGGTTGTTTCTGAGGTAAGAGGTGGTGAAGTATCTGACTTATTTCAAGTGATTACAATTTCAGACGGTAATGAAGCTAATTATCAAGTTAAAATTTCTATTGTAAATATTAATCTTGAAACTGGCGAATTTGACGTATATGTTCGTGATTTTAATGATACTGATGATAATATGGTTGTCATTGAGAAATTCTCAAGATGTTCAATGGATCCAGATAAGCCGGGTTATATTGGTAAGAAAATCGGTACATCAGATTTGGAATATGAATTGAAATCCAAAAACATTATGTTATCGATGGCCAGTAACGCACCAATAGACGCAATACCAGCTGGGTTTAAAGGATATCCAGTAAATACGTTCTCAGGAACAACAATTGCTGGCGGTGTTTTTTATAAAACAGAATACTACGATGCTGGAAATGTAATGGATATATCAGGTGATAAAGTAAGAAAAGTAACATTAGGTTTATCGTCAAAACTTGGATTTGATAAAGATTTATTCAAATTTAAAGGTGTCGAACCGGAAACTGGATATACATTTACAAATGGTTTCCATTTATCATCAAACGCAGGTTCAATAACTGGCGACACCGTTTATGATGTTACACCATATGACTTGGAAGGTCAAACAGGAACAGATAATAAATTAACAAATATTAATTATCGTAAATTTACATTTGCGGTTTATGGTGGCTTCGATGGTTGGGATATTTACAGAAATGTTAGAACCTTTGATGACTCTAATATATTAGGTAAATCAAGTTATACAGCAAGAAATGTAACCAATGGTGGTGTATTTAACGATACAGTTGGAAATTCAGATTATTATTCATTCTTAGATGGTATTGCAACATTTGCAAACCCCGAAGCTATTGATATTAATGTTTTCGCAACACCCGGTATAAATTTCTTTGACCACGCTTCTTTAACATCATTAGCAATTGATATGATTGAAACAGACAGATCAGATTCACTTTATATAATTGGATCACCAAACCGAGATACAACATCAGAAATTGTTGATGATTTAGATTCGGTGTCGTTAGATAGTAACTATTCTGCTGTATACTGGCCTTGGGTTCAAGTTAGAGATAACGATAATTCCACACAACTATTTATTCCACCAACTGGCGAAGTTCTTAGAAATATTGCATTAACAGATAATGTATCATATCCTTGGTTCGCAGTTGCGGGTTATCAAAGAGGTTTGGTAAATGCCATTAAAGCTGTTAAAAAATTAACTGCGGATGAAAGAGACACATTATATAAAAATAGAATTAATCCAATTGCCACTTTTTCTGATACCGGAACAATAATTTGGGGTAATAAAACACTTCAAGTTAGAGAATCAGCGTTAGATAGAATAAACGTAAGAAGATTATTGTTGAGAGCAAGAAAATTAATTTCAGCGGTAGCAATTAGGTTATTGTTCCAACAAAATGATGATGAAGTAAGAAATGAATTTTTGAGATTGGTAAATCCTATACTTGAAGCAATTAAAAAAGAAAGAGGACTTTATGATTTCAGAGTTACAGTTTCTAGTGATCCAGAAGATATTGATGCTAACACATTGAGAGGTAAAATTTATATCAAACCTACTCGTTCATTGGAATTCATTGATATTGAATTTGTGATTACACCAACAGGTGCTTCGTTCGAAAATGTATAATTATTTGATGTAAAATAAAGAAAGGGTGTTAATCGCCCTTTTTTTTTGAAGAAAAATTTGTACTGGACCAAAAAGCGGACCAATTATATTAAATTAATGAAAGCCACTAGTATAATTAGCAATTTATTATAATAATTAATATTTATTGGTGTAATTTGGATCCAAATTTTGGTCCTAGAGGAATTTTTAAAAAAATACGAAAAAAAAACAACAAAAACAAGCATAAATTGATAATATGATAAATTAATCGAAAATATTTTTAATTGAGCATATTTATAAGAATAATAAAGAAAATTAACAAAAATAAAAATGGCTGATTTACTGATGAAAATGCCGGTTCCATTTGAGCCGAAAAGAAAAAATAGGTTTATATTGAGATTTCCCTCAACCATGGGCATCAACGAATGGTATGTGACATCGACTGCTAGACCTTCTGCTAAAATTAACGCAACTGAAATTCAGTTCCTAAATACCTCAACTTATGTTGCTGGTAGATTTACATGGGAAGAAATGAAAGTAACGTTTAAAGACCCAATTGGACCATCTGCATCACAAGCTTTAATGGAATGGTTTCGTTTACATGCTGAAGCCGTTACAGGTAGAATGGGATATGCTGCTGGGTATAAAAAAGATGTTGAACTTGAGATGTTAGACCCGACCGGTGTTGTTATCGAAAAATGGATAATCCAAGGTTGTTTCTTAACAAGCTTAAACTTCGGCGACTTAGATTATAAAACTGATGATTTAGCATCAATCGATTGTTCAATCCGTATGGATCGTTGTATCTTAGTATATTAAAAAATAACACGTTTGCAATTGATAATGTGGCTAAATTCCCGTATATTAAACCTATGTGGGAATTTTTCATGCTTACTATAATAAAAATTAAATAATAAAACAATGGACGAATTTAGAATTGATCCAACTATCTCTTATGATATGGTGGAATTACCAAGTAGAGGTATACATTATGCTAATAAAAAGAAAATACTAAAAGTTGCGTATTTAACAGCTGCGGATGAAAATATACTATCTTCACCAAATTTAATTACAACTAATAGTGTTATATCTGAATTATTAAAACGAAAAATTTTAGATAGAGATATTTCATCTGAAGATATTGTAGAAGAAGACAAACAAGCTGTTTTAATTTTCTTGAGAAATACGGCATTTGGAAGTGAATATACACTACCAAACCTAATTGATCCAAAAACTAATGAAAAATTTAGTTATACATTTGATTTATCGGTTCTAAAACTCCGTGAATTTAATTTAGTGGAAGACGCAAATGGTGAATATCCGTTTTTTTTATTAAAAAGTGAAATTCCAATTACTTTCAAATTTTTGACACAAAAACAAGAAGATGAAATAAATAAAATTAAAGAAAGTTGGAATGGTAATGGTGTAGCACCAATCATAACGAAACAACTTGAGTTAATGATTAAATCAGTAAATGGAAATAGAGATTTGATGGAAATACATAATTTTGTAGATAGAATGCCAATAAAAGACTCTCAGGATTTAAGAAAATTTATATCAAATAATAAACCCGGACTAGATTTAACTCAAAACATCACCACCCCATCAGGAGAAAATATTCAAGTACAACTTGGGTTTGGGGTAGAGTTTTTTCAGCCTTTCTATGGAATATAAAAAAAAGCAGTTAGATGAATTTTTATTTCTTATCAATAGAAATTTTAACTATTCGGAAATATTAACAATGCCAGTTTATATTCGAAGATATTATATTCAACATATAAATGAATTAGAAACCACAGAATAATATATTTATATGGTATGACAGACTCTCAATTAGAATCCTTAGCTAAAGCAGGAAGACAAACGGATTTTTTTAACGAATGGACAACAATGCACCCCGGGGCAACAGGTGCAGATACCTCCGCTGCGTATATTTTTTTCGCGACAAATAAATCAAGTTCAACTACTGGTAGTGGGGCGGCAGCGGCAGGGTCTTCATCGTCATCATCAGGACGATATTCTTCGGGTATTGGTGGTGGTAGTGATGGAATAATTACTAAAATTTTAAAAGCTGGTGGAACAACCCCAACGGGGGCTTCTGGTACATGGGTTGGTCTCGATGATATTTCGAGAGCTATTACATTACAAAATATATTTAACGCATTTAGACACCCACTTAATTTAGTTGGTAGTATTATGGATACAATTGGAGATAATATTGCAGAATATTATGAACGTCAAAAATCTCTATATGAAACCATAAACCAACAAACGGGTATAATGAACGAGATGGGTATCGGTCTTAGAAAAGAAATTACCGAATCAATACCCAGAGCAAGTGAATTGGGAATAAGTTTCCAAGAAATGGCATCTTCCGTTACTGACATGACTGTTGAATCAGGTCGATTTAAATTAATTGATCAACAAACAATAGAAAGAGTAATGTTAGCAAGTAAATTTGTTGGAACAATGAATGAAACTATGAAAATGATGCCAAATTTTCAAAATGTTTCAATGGGTGTTGCTGACGCTACTGAAGCTATTAATCGTTCAGGTTTAAGTTCATTAAAATTAGGGTTAAATGCAAGAGAAACAGTTAAAACTCTTAGTACGAATTTGGAAAAAATGAACCAATTCGGATTTAAAAATGGAATTGAAGGATTGAATCGAATGGTACAAAAAGCTCAGGAATTAAGAATGAGTATGGATACTGTTTTAGGAATTGCGGATAAAGTAATGGATCCCGAAAAGGCATTGGAGATGTCGGCAAATTTACAAGTTATTGGCGGTGCGTTGGGTGAC